ACCCCTCCGTCAAAGCCTTTGGGTTTTGCCGCCTCCCCTATCAGAGGAGTCAAGCAGGTATGCGGAATACTGTCTTGGCTCCCCTAACAGGGGCAGACTCTCCCCAGCGGGGAGAGATGTCGCCGCAGGCGACAGAGAGGGGGGCGGGGCTGGCAGCGGCAGCGCCGCTGCCTGAGGGGTTTGCCCCGTCTGTTCCCCGCAATCAGGAAGGATTTCCAAAAATGATCTGTCTTGCGTCGCCCCAGCCGACGCCGAAGTCGGCATACGCGGTGTAAAGATCCTTCAGCGGGTTGTCCTGCGGCGACTGCATCACCGTCGGGCGCGTGTTATAGACGATGTTCACAAGCTCCTTCATCAGTCGGCGGTCACACACCGCCCACTGCTTGCTCGTAAAGCCGTCCGCGCCGCCGCCCATGACGATATAGCGCATGCCGTACACGGGGTTCGCGGCGTTGTAGGCGCTCTCCGGATCGCCGGTAGGCATCAGACGGGCGTTCTCGCCGAACATTTTCTTCGCCTTTTCCTCCAGTTCGGGTGCGATCAGGACGGTGTCAAAATCGCACAGGAACGGCATGCCGTCGGGCGTAAGGAAACGGTTGGCGCGACTCTGCGCCGCGGTGATGGCGGAAACGGAGAAGGCGTCCGTGGAGATGTTGGAGTACGTACCGGCGTCGGCGTCGGCGACGAACGTTCGGCCCGAGGAGCCGCGTGAGGCGACCGGGTGCGCAGCATTGGCCCAGCTCACGCCGTCGCCGCCGTTGTGCTTGCCGTCGGTGTTCCAGGCGTTGGCGAACATACGCAGCACGTGCAGATACACCGTGAGCGCCATGCTGTCGCCGAGCTTCGTGCCGACCTTTCTCGTCTCGCCCATCTTGTCCACCTTGGCCTCCTTGTAGCCGACGGGGATAGAGAGCGTGTACTCGACCGGCGTGATCACGGTCTTGAAGCCGCGCTTGAGACTTCCCTCGTTGAGATTCTCGCCGTCGTAGCGGGGCGCTTCGCCGTAGCCGCCGGAGCCGGTCAGCTCGTAGTCGATGCTCTTGGCATTCACCTCGCCGACAACGGGCGAGAGCTTGTTGAGACGGTCGGCGTAAGCATAGTCAAACGCCTTGCCGACGAACGCATAGTTGTCGCTCGTCCAGTTTTTGAAATTGCTGCTCATAATTCTTTTTTCTCCTTTTCAAATTTGGTTTTTCAGGCTTTCGCGGCGAGCGTGTGCGCCGCGGCGATGCAGCGGATCGTGTGACGCTCGTAATCGTGGCCGATGCAGCGCACCGCCGCGGCGCCGGTCGCGCTCACAACAAGCGCCGTAGCCTTGGCGTTGAGCGCGCACACGGCGCTGCCGAGCGCGGGGTAGAACTCATACTCGTCCCCGGCGGCGGGTGTGCCGCCGGTCTCAAGCGTGAGCACCGTACCGCTTTTCGCATAGTCCGTCACGGCGCGGCGCGTGCCGGGCTTATCGCTGTTGCTGCTGCCCGCGGCCTTGCTTTTGAGTACGAGCACCGCGGCGTTGTAGGCGTCGTCCGCCGCGCCGGCAGCAATATCCCCGCTTGCCGGAACGAGCGTCGCGGCGCTGCCGCTCGCGGCCTTGATCGTCGGCACGGGACATTCAAAGATCAGCCCCGGATTGTCGCAGACAAGGATCTCGTCCCCGTCCGCGCGCGGATTGAGGATGTCCGCCGTGCCGCTGTGGTCCTCTCCGGCGATGCCGAGAATGGCAGCGGTCTGCGCGGCAGCCGCCGGAACGACTTTGCCTCCGGAAAGCTGCACCACCTGTCCGGCGGTGATCGCCGTGGCCTTTGCCACCGGGTAGCTGCGAGCACGGATCGTCTCTTCGCCGCCCGCATTCTGGATGGGTCTCATGTTTTGTCTCCTTTCTCGTTCATTTGTTTCGGCTCAGATACTCGCGAGCCGACATTTTCATCTGCGGAAACGCGCGGTTCCACGCGTCCAGCTCCGACTGCTGCCGGGCGTTGAGCGCCTCATAGGCCCCGCTGCCGCCGCTGCCCGTAGACCGTGCAGCCCGGCTTTCCCTTCTCGCCTGCGCAGCCCGCAGCGCGCCGCCGGCGACCTCCAGATAATCCGCGTACAGCTCGCTCAGCGGCTCTCTGCCGTAGCGGCTGCCGCAGAAACGGCGAAAGCTCTCTGAAGCGTCCAGCCCCGCGAGATCCGCCTCCGGATACCGGCGGGCAAACTCGCGCGCGTCCTCGGCGATAAAGCGCATCTGCTCTTCCTCGCGCGAGCGCCGCTCGCTCTCGCACCCGGCCAGCTCGCGCATCACCCGCTCGTATCCGGCGCGTTCGCCCCCCAGTCTCGCCGCCTGGAATCGGCGATTGTCCTCATGGCTCTGCGGCGTGGGAGCGCTGTCCCTCTGCTCCGCCGAGCCGTCCTCCGCGGGAGTTGCGACCGCCCCGATCTCTTCCGATCTTTCGTTTTCGTCCATCTCAGACTCCTTTCCGCCGGTGTTCGCCCCGGCCCGCGTATTCCCTTACGGTGATTTAATGCTAGCATAGAAACACAGTTCGTGAACGGCAGCTTTTTCGTCGTTTTTCACGAATCGTGTATCCGTTGAATATGCAGGGTCTTTCTCCGGCGCAAATTGCTCATTTGCCAATTCCCGCGCCCGAGCTGCACACGCTCCGTGATAATGCCAAACACAAAAACGCCGCCGGGGTCTCCCCCGGCGGCGCGGTAATTTGGTTTTACAGATTGTTTGCCCGTATCTCGTCGAACCACATACGGCAGCGGATATTATCGTCGTACTCGCTCAAAGATTTCAACCGCTCGTAGCCGTATTGCGCTCTCACTTGGCGGGTCTTCGCATCGTAAATGAGCTTAATTACTGTTGGCACATCTCTTTTGTACTCAAGACACAGCTCACGGACGGCATAGGAATAACAAAGAATCGTCAAACTTATGTCCCTTTTTTCTTCTTTGGTCAGCGAAGATGACTCTTTTCCCTCGCGTATAGCTCTGTCCCAATCATTGTCTGTATAGAATTTTCCATCAATGCGGAACGCAGGTCTTGCCATAAGAGCGCCTTCTTCAAGATCGGAATAAATGTAAATTTTTTCTGCACGGTTTTCCGCATAGGCAATGCTCTGCCGGATCATTTCGCTTTGATACGCGGAAAACAGATCCTCAAACGGCCGCCCTTCCGCCGCGGCTTTTTTATTGCGGGCTTTCAGGTTTTTTTCCAGTTCACCGTATTTCATAACCCCAGTCCTCCTAAGAAGTCCTTTGTAATATGCTTGCTGTATTCCACTCCATCAATCGTATACTCTATGGAAAAGGCGCTTGGACGCAAATCACTTCCGCTGTACTAAACGTCTCCAGTATACCAGTTTTCGTCCGGATTTCCAGTGATTTCCGACTTCTCTGACATATCCGCAAGCCGCTTTTATAGTTTTCCCCCATCTATACGAAAAACGCCGCCGGAGGAATTCCTCCGGCGGCGCAGCGCGGTGATTTGGTTTTACAGATTCTTTGCCCGTATTTCATCGAACCACATGCGGCAGCGGGCTTCGTCAGCATATTCGCTTAAAGGCTTCAGGCGCTCATAGCCGTACTGCGCTCTCACTTGGCGGGTCTTTGCGTCGTAAATGAGCTTGATCACCGTCGGCACTGCCCTCTTGTACTCGAGACACAACTCACGGACAGCAACCGCATAACACAGAATCGTCCTTCGTATATCCCTTTTTTCCTCTCTGGAAATTGAAGATGATTCTTTCCCCTCACGTATGGCCTTATCCCATTCATAGTCCGGATAAAACTTTCCTTCAATGATGAAGGCTGGTCTCGCCATAATTGCGCCGCATTCAAAATCAGAATAAACATATATTTTTTCCGCACGGTTTTCCGCATAGGCAATGCTCTGTCGGATCATTTCACTCTGGTACTCGGAAAACAGATCCTCAAACGGCCGTCCCTCCGCCGCAGCTTTTTTGTTATATGCCTTCAAGTATTTATGTAGCTCACCGTAGGTCATAACCCCAGTCCTCCTAAAATATCATTTGTGATGTGTTTGCTGTGCTCTTCTCCGTCGATTGTGTACTCTATGCTAAAGGCGCTTGGTCGCAAATCGTCTCCCGCGTACTCAACATAGACACTTACGCCCACCGTCTTCCCATCACGTATCGCCCTGTACCATTCGTTCTCAAGCAACTTATAAGAGCTCAAGTTCACGAGCCAGTGCTGCGACACCAGATTGTCCAACTGTCCGGAGCCTCCGAAGCGGTCGCCCGCCAGATGTCCTGCATGGTCGTCCAGTTGTTTCCCCGGCGTGTTTCGTACATACGGCAGACGCCCGGTAATGGTTCGTCCTTTTTCTCATAATCATACTGTACCATGCTTTGCTGAAAAAAACACGGACTTTTCCAGTACGCAAAACGCCGCCGGGGCACCCCGGCGGCGCATGCATTATTCAATTAATCCGTCTCTTCGTGCCTTTTCAAACGCTTCGTGTACTTCGGCGAAAAAGACCTTTATTTTTCGTGACATCTCCTCCGGCTTGTCCAGCAGGAAATACGCATCAATTCCGTTGTGCCTCAGGTTGTGTAAATTCACATTTTCCTTTGCGCCGGAATGAAAAACCAGTTGATTTGCGATTCTTACTGACATCTGTACCGAATAATGAAGTTTCTGATAGGCGATAGCCGTAATCGTTCCGTTGAACCAGCCCAGGCTTGCAAAATCGTTCTCATATGCAAGTGCGCATAGCTCCCCGAAAATCAGTCCGGCCATGGTTGCGCGGTCTATATCGTCATATTCCTCTACCGGTTTTCCGTAGGCCTCAATCGTCTTGTCTGCTATAGTAAAAGCCTTCGGCGAGAGTTCGTTCATTTTCGCCTCCACTTCCGGTGATAGTTTCGACGCAGCTTCTTTCTGCTGACCATACACCATATTTTTCTTCTTATCAATTTCCATCATTGAACTCCTCCAATCAATTCAGATGCATTGACCCGGGTATCCTCGGAATCAGTTCATCCATGGAGAAACCATAATCGAACTGTTCCTGAACGGCAGCATTTATGAAGGCTTCCACAAGATCGTTTCCAAACCCCGCATTTCCTATTGACTTTGCATTTTCAATGTTATACTCACCAATCGTAGGAAGTTCTCCTTCGTATTTGCCGCCCGCTCTGTAGTTATCGAAAAAACCTTCCGTCCATGTGTGCAGCAGATTATGTTCGCTTCTCTTTTCGGTAATTGCATTTCCTCTAACCATCATGCATACACCATCCCGATAGGGTATCGTTTCTCCGAAAACTCCCTGCTGGTTCAAATGATGCAACTGCACGCCGGTGATACCTTCCAGCTTTCGGAACTTGTCCAAATCGCCGTAGCTTCCATAGAGGACATATTTTCCTGTTGATGAATCAATTATATCATCCGACATCAAAGCTGTCATCACTTTTTGATCGAACGCCGGATCAATTCCAAGTCGGCGTGCGTTTCCGCCTCCGGCCCCGGCATTCTGTGCCGCACGTAGTACAACGTCGTTATACCAGTCGTTTGTGGGCATCTCCGGTGCTCTGGCTCCGCCGTCACCATTC